GTAGTTGATAGTAACATTCTTTTACAATGTAAATTAGACAAATTCATTAAGTTGAAAAAATGGTCTAATATTGATACTTAATTTTTTGCGAGTATGGGGGAATTGGTAGACCCAGCGGACTTAAAATCCGCCGCCTTGTGCGTACCGGTTCGACTCCGGTTACTCGTACCAAGTTTTAGGGCTGATGGCTTAATGGTTAAAGCAGCCGACTCATAATCGGTCGATTGGGAGTTCAATTCTCTCTCAGCCCACCAAGTTTTTTATTAAGGAGTACGTTGTGCGAAAATTAGATTTAGATGAGGTGAGGCAATTCATAGAAGAACAAACACCGCAGACTAAAATCTATATTGGTTGTGATTCTGAAAGATTTAACATAGGTGGATTGTGGTACGCAGATTATGTTCTTGCTATCGTAGTTCACATCAACGGAAATAATGGATGCAAATTGTTTGGAGAAGTACAGCGTGAGCGTGACTATGACCAGAAAGTAAATCGTCCAAGATATCGTCTGATGAACGAAGTGTATAAACTTTCTGAGTTGTATATCAAACTTGCAGATGTACTTGAAGGTCGTGATGTGGAAGTGCATTTGGATATTAATCCGAATGAATTGCATGGTAGTTCTTGTGTTATTAATGAAGCAATGGGATACATCAAAGGAACATGTAATGTTGTTCCGATGGTTAAACCAAATGCGTTTGCCGCATCATATGCGGCAGACAGATTGAAAGGATTGAAAGTTGCGTAAACTATTTGTTATGACTTTGCTTTGTGTGAGTAGTCTTGCACATGCTGAACGTGTAAAAGGCACTGGTGAATATTCATTCGGTCCTGATACTGCTGAGAATGTTGCATGTAGACTTGCTGAAGAAAAGGCAAAGCAAAATGCAATTGCAAACTTTGTTGGTGAATTGATTGAAGCCGCACAAAACGAAAATTGTAAAGATGAAAAGTGTACTGTGCTTTCTACTCTTTACACTGAAGTGAGTGGTGAGATTAAAACTATCATCAAGAAAGACAAACAAGTTTATCCCGATAGAAATCGGCAAGTGTGTGAAGTTGACATTGTGGCAGATGTAGAGAAGATCACCAGTACAATCAAATTTCATGTTGAAGGTAAGAATAATTTCAAGCAAGGTGAACGATTTGTTTTTCGTGCAGTCTCTGGGATTACCGGTACCGTTGGAGTTTTTAACTTAGTTGACAAACAGTATCAACTAGTCTATACTGACAAAGTGCTAGAGATTAATAAAGAGGTTCAAATTCCATCTGAGCGATACAAGATGCAGGCTGAATTGCCGAATGGCAAAAGTCATTCTAATGAGTTGCTTGTGTTCTTGTTTACCGATAAGAATTTGACTTTTAAGAGTCGGTATAGTACAATGGAGTTTGAATCGCTGATAAAGGACATTCCGTTCTCTAGCAGAAAAGTTATTAATCATCATGTGAGCATTGAAAGGTAGTGAAATGAAGTCTATTTTTATTATGAGTGTACTGGTAGTCTTAACTGGCTGTGGTACTGTGGGTGGCACTCTGCAAGGTGCTGGACAAGACTTGAATCAAGCAGGTCAATACATTAAGAATGTAGGAAAATAAATCATGGAAAAATTACTCTGTTATATCATAGTACCATTTGTAATTTCACTAAGCGCATGTAGCACCATTAAAGATGGTCCGAGTGTCAGTGAAACAAAATACTTTAGTAATGAAGTAGACTACCCTAAGTGGTATGCTGATGCACCAAAGAAAGATGATTCTGCTATCTATGGTGTTGGTACTGAATACTCAAACGATTTTCAATTCTCTGTAGACAAAGCAATGTTGTCTGCTAAACGTGAACTTGCATCTAACTATTCATCATACACTAGTGCTATGATGAAAGACTTTGCAGTTGAATCTGGTGTGCTTGGTAAAGGTGTTGCCAATGCTGACATTGAACGTACTACACGATTAATTGTTTCTAAAGTAAATCTAGTTGGTGTACAGCGTCAAAACTTTATGGTAGTGAAAGAAGGTTCTGGCTTTCGCACATTCGTTCGTTTGCGTTTCTCTGCTGACGAATCAAACAAGATTATGCTTGCTGAAGTACAGCGTAATGCCGCACTCTATGCACAACTACGTGCGTCTAAATCTTTCCGTGAGTTAGATAGAGAAACTAGTAAAATTGAAGCGCAGAAAATTAATGAATTGAATGCAATCAAGGTGGACTAAAAAATGAACAAAGTTATTCGTGACGGAAAAGTTGCAGTGCTTGTATCTCCAGGATACGGTGCTGGTTGGTCAACATGGGCATATAGTGTCGAAGAAGATGATCCTGGTTTTATGATGTTCAATCCAACACTAGTTGATATGGTCGAACGTGGTGCATCGGTTGAAGAAATTGAATCATATGTTACTGCTAAATATCCAAACACATACTGTGGCGGCGCAGATGATCTGACAATTCAATGGTTGCCTGTCGGCACTGCTTTTCGCATTCACGAATATGATGGTTCTGAATCTGTAGAGATTCGTGATGACATTCAATGGACAATAGCATGATGAAATTTTTATGTGGATGTGCTGTTGGTATTTTTCTAGCAACAGCAGGAACTTCTGGAATTGCAATGCTTATAGATAGTAGTGTTAGCAAATTTCAAAACACTATCAAAGAATCTGTTCGTGAACAACAACCACGACAAAACAATCAACAAATGAAAATGGAGTCGATATGAAACATTGGGGCGAATTAAACGAACTAGAAACTGAAATCATTCGAGTTTCAGAATTTAAAAATCTATTTAAACTTCTTGTCGCAGGCACAGAAAACTACGTTGACATTAAAGTATTGCAATCTGCAATCTATACAATGGAAGGTATGCTTGACGATATTGATTCTACATTGTACGAAAAATTTCAAACTGTATTTGATGCGGTTCGTGATGATGAAACCGAAGGTGGCGAGGAAGAATTTGAATTCAATTTTTCAACAATGAATGACAATAATGTAAATGCATATAGTACAATTACGGTTCCTGATTCTGAATACCAAGGTAGTACTGTACAAAACAACAGTGATTTCTACGAAGATGAAGCATTCAAAGACTTAGAAAAAGCAATCAAAAATTGGAAGCCTACAGCACCGTAGGCGGGCTTTTGGGCGGTTTTCCGCTTTAGACTGTATTCCTACCCCTCCGAGACTAGAAAAACCGCCCAAAAGGCGGTTTTTTGCGTTGTTTTTCTGCAACATTCTTGAAAATAGTTGTTGACATGTGTTCCGATCCTGTTATACTAGAGTCTAGAGATTGAGAAAACAAAGGAAATTTATGAAACTGCTGTCTACCGGAAACCCTAAGGTTCTCAAAGGAATGTCACAAGGTTACAATACCTACATTCTGCACCTTGCGCCTGCTGACTTGAGCGGTTATGAAACTTGTCCTAAACGTACCGCTGGTTGCACTTCCGCTTGTTTGAATACCGCTGGTCGTGGTGGTATGTTTAAGCGTGGTGAATTCACCAACGTTATTCAAAAGGCACGTATTCGTAAAACCAAAATGTTTTTCGAAGACCGTATTCAATTTATGAACCTGCTGGTTGCCGATATTGAATTAGCAATTAAGCAAAGCAAACGGATGAACCTTGTTCCTGTTTTCCGTTTGAATGGCACTTCCGACCTTGCGTTTGAAAAGTATGAAGTTGTCCGTAACGGTCAATTGTTCCGTAACATGTTCACCGCTTTTCCTGAAGTCCAATTCTATTACTACACCAAGGTTCTTGGTCGTAAAGTTGTTGATATCGCTAACTACCATTTGACATTTTCTGCGGCTGACGGCAATGATTCCGATGTTGCAAAAGCAATTCAACAAGGTTATAATGTTGCTACAGTATTCGGTATTAAGAAAACTTTGCCGATGCCTGAGACTTATCTCGGTATGCCAGTTTTCAACGGTGACGAATCCGACTTGCGTTTCCTTGACCCTAAAGGTGTTGTTGTTGGTTTGTATGCAAAAGGCAAAGCAAAAAAAGACACCACTGGTTTTGTAAAGTATCCTACTCTTATATTAATGGCGGCTTAAAATGAAAAAAGCATTTAAAAATTCAGTTCTTAATCGTGTTGGTCGTAGTACCGCTGTTTTTCTGAAAGCGGCAAACGGCACTAACTTTGTTGTTCCTTACGGAATGGATTTACCTAAACGTACCTGCAAAAAATACGGAGTGACTTTAAAAGTTGCTTCACGTAAAGATTTGCAAATTCAAATTGTAACTGTATTAAAATGAAATCTAAAATCTTTATCACTTATCCCGATAATTACAAATATTTTAAAAGCAAATTGTTTACGGGACAAAAAGGTTATTGTGAAATTGTGCGGAACGTTACTGTAGAACCAGACCCGAATAATATTTATGATAATTGGGGTACTATCGAAGCATACGGACAAAAACTTTTTGTTCACGCATACGATTATGAGGGTGAAGAGAAATTGTGGCAAATTTCTGGTGTTGCAAGAAAACAACAGTCTTGAAAATAGTTGTTGACATATAGTCGCACTTTGGTATAATAGATTCATAGATTGAAAAAGGAGTTAAAAATGTTAAAATACGAAACAATGATTGTTAAATTAGCAAAGATGAAAGCCGGAATTTACTTGAGTGGTGGATATGGTTCGGTCAGTACTGAAATCCAAATGGTGGCTATGATTTATGGTAAGAAAGAATCAACAGTTTCCAAAGCCATTGCAACAGTTTATCCAGCAATATACAGCAAAATGGCTGGTGTAGCATAAAAACAACACTATCAAAAATAGTTGTTGACATTCTTTCCCATTGTGCTATACTAGAATTTGTTCAGTTGATTGGAGATTAAAATGGAAGTTTATATCGTTAAGAGTTTTAGTCCTGAGAATGGTTGGGTCAATTTGAAGGCATTTGATAATAATGATGCCGCTGTGTATTTTGCTAATACCGTTGAAAAGCAAATACCCGATGATAGTGATGATGAATTTGTTGAAATTGAAGTACTTAATGTTAGGAGTTGGAATTAATGCGTGGTTCTATTATAATGCTTGTTAGTTTTCTAATTGTCTTTGGTGCCGTTGGTGGTATTGAAGTGAATCCCGATGCCGACTTGTTGACCCTAATGATGGTTGCGATTGGCGGTCTAATCGGCATGTTGATTGGTGTTAGTGTAATGCGTGAGGATGCGTAATGAGCGATATTGAAATTGAAATTAATGAGATACTAGACACTACAGTTATGCTTTGCGAAGAAATTGCGGAGCAAGTTGGATGTCCAGTTGAATGGGTTGAAAAAATTGTTGAGAAGCGTTGGAATGACTTGTTGTTTTCCAATGATGATTTTATGAATGGTTATGATATGGCAAAGGAGAATGCATAATGGGTACTCGGTCTTTAACTTTTGTGTATGATGATAGCAGTACCGATGATGGTTCGGCTGAGGCAATCATGTGCATCTATCGTCAATACGATGGATATCCCTCAGGGCATGGACATGAACTGGCTCAATTTTTAAATTCTAAAACCATTGTCAATGGCTATGGTGAGCAGAATTCAATGGAAGCAAATGGCATGAGTTGCCTTGCCGCACAATTAGTTGTTCAATTGAAACACGGTGTTGGTGGAATTTATATCTATGCACCAATGGTCGGTCGTGACCACTGGCAAGATTATGAATACCATGTGTATGACAACAAAGTGATTGTGCAGAATTGCAATACTGTATATGATAGCGGCCACAAGCAAGTTATATTTGATGGCACATGGGAAGAGTTTGGACAATTTTGTTTAGATCCAATTTCTGCGGAGTGAACATGACTGGCTTTCAAAGCAAACGAAAAATGGCAGAAGACAGATTCAAAGTCTATTGTGAGTGGTGCCACGATTGGCACTACACCGATGAAGTTGATATATTGAATGTTGAAGAAGACATTGAGGGACGGGATGTGGCGCATTTTGAATGCGGACAACCACCTTCATGGAACGAAGACATTTCACGTTACGATGGTACCTCATCACTTGTTTATAAGGAATAAATTATGTTACTCGCAAAACCAAAACTGACAAACACACTAGATGCAAAAGAATTTGAGACATTCGCAGAGTGCCAAGAATATCTTGAAGCGTATACTGATACTGCGATGCCACTTGTTGAGTGGATTGCAATTGGTAAAATTCTTGTTGCTGAGACAATGACAACACCCGAATTCTATCCGAAGAAAGTTAAGGGTCAAATCGTTATGGCTAAATTTGATATAGAAGAATTCGCATGAACAAATGTAGTATCTGTAATTGTTCATTCACGGATGACGAAGGCGGTATACACGGCTACTTTGGTATGCTGAGTGTATCATTCTGTCCAACTTGTTTTAGTTGCATGTGTGATATGGTGAATCAAATAACACAAGAGTTTGGAGAAGAAGAATGAACGAACGACTTAAAGAACTTAAACAACAAGCAGGCATAGATTTTAATCCGGATCAAGAAGGATTAGATTTGTTCGCCGAGTTGATTGTTAGGGAATGTATGGATATTGCACGTAATGTGGGAAACATTTCTGAACCCGATGACTGGGCGCTGGATAGGTGCTACGAGATTGAGCAAAGGATCCAAGACCGTTTTGGAGTTGAAGAATGAACGAAGAATTTGAAATAGCAGGAGTGATAGGAACAGAAAAGTTCCCCCAAGTTAGACAATTATGGGACGGGCATACAGTCCATACCAATCAATCTGACGAACGAACTGTGCCAATGATGTTTAAGAATCTTCCTGCTGGTACGCAACTATTCATTAAGAAAACAAAAGATGAACGAACGATTAAAACAACTTGCTGAACAGGCTTTTGATACAGCAGAATATCCAGCGGATCAACAATATCGAATTGAACCCAATTCTGCATTCTGCAAAAAGTTCGCCGAGTTGATTGTGCGGGAATGCGCTGACATTGGTCATCTGTATGAGGGTGGCGAGTATGAGGTTCGTAATCAGATTATGGCACATTTCGGAGTTGAAGAATGAGCGATTACACACCAGACAAATGGCTAATGGTCAAACTGACTAACAAAGAAAATAAATCTCACTACAGGATTTTTGCGTGTTGGTATGGCGGCTATCTCGGTAGTGACTCTTGGCAGTTAAATTCTGGAGTGACCAAAATTACTGAAGACAAACATTCATATTATTTTGAAGGTTCGTCTGGTTCAGTATATCAATGCAACAAACGTTTGTATGGTACAAGCGGATACGGACATGGCGTATTGACGAATATGATTGAGAAAAGTAAAGATACTTTAGTGATGGAAATTCTTCCTGAAGAAACAAATTTTATGGAGTTGAATTATGAGTAACGGACTTATGATTGATTTTGATACTGCTGACAGAATCACTCTGTTGGTATTGAAGGATCAATTAAAATATTTGCGAAAAGAACTTGAAGATTTCAAAGAAGGTAAATATTTGCATCCAGAAGATGTTACAAACAACATCAAACTCATTGCCGCTTTAGAGTTGCTGATTCCGTACTACGGAGGAACCGTGTGAATCCAATATTGCGTAATCGATACGATGAGTCCAAACGAAATGGTATAAACAAAAGATTCCGTTTCAAGGTTTGGTGTATTCGAACGTTTGGTTTTGTTGTGGGATTTATTACAGGAAGATAATTATGAGTGGCGGACATTTTCAATACAAACAATATGAACTCGGACACATGGCCGATGAAATCGAACAACTTATCCTAGACAATGATTCCGAGGAAGTGAACGAATACGGAGACACAAAAGGTTATGGTTATTCTTCAGAAACAATTGCAAAATTTAAAATTGCTAGAATGTCACTTTTATTGGCACAAATTTATGTGCAAAGGATCGACTGGCTGGTTTCGGGTGATGATGGGGAAGACTCTTTCCATAGTAGATTAGATGCTGATTTTGAAGCCCTAGACCGCCGTTTGGGCGACTTTGAGGGTTCGGATGTACTCTAGCATCAACTTATATCGAAAAGCCGCCCAAAACCGCCCTAATTCTGTCTCTTTTTTGCAACATTACCGAAAAAAGACTTGACAGGTGGTGGTTTTCATGCGATACTTAAGGTGTTGGTTGTGAGATTAAGGACTAATTATGAATATTGATTTGATTAATGCTGAATTACAGACTGTTGCTTTAACCCAACAGCAAGAGGAAATTGACTTGACTTATCAGGACTTCCTTGATACAATGAATGCTTACCACGATATGATGATGTATGAATCGTATTCGTATGATGAAGATGCTATTTTTTATGGAGTGAATTGAACATGGCTTATATGAATCAAGAACGCAAAGCGAAAATCAAAGCAAACTTGGATGCCGCACTTAAAGGCACTGGTGTTAAGTATTCCTTGCGTTGCGATAGTCTCTCTATTACATGCACAATCAAGTCCGCACCTGTTGACTTTATTGCCAATGCTAACGAAACTTGCGGCCGTGACTCTTATCAAGTGGCACGTGGTTTTCAACCCAATACGACTGGTTACGACCAAGTGAATCATTACTATTATCAGGATCATTATTCTGGTAAGGCAAAAGAACTAATGACCAAAATCGTTACTGCGATTTACTCTGGTGATTATTATGACCGTAGCGATGCGATGACGGATTATTTCGATACCGCTTACTATGCTCATATCAACGTTGGCAAATGGGACAAACCTTTTGTTGTTACCGCTTGACAAACACCCCATGGTGTGTTACCATGTATCTCTTAGTTAACTCTTTTTAAGGAAATTATATTATGACTAAATCTGTTCAACAATACACAAAGATTTTTGAAGTTTTGCAAGCCGCTAATGCGCCAGTTCCAGTTAGCACCATTCGTGCGATTGACGGCATCGTTGCGACTCGACTCTCTACTTATCTGTGGGAAATCAAGAAAAATACGGGCTTTGCTGTTCGTTCCAATCGTGATGGTCGCACCGTTGTAAGTTATGAACTCGTTGGCGCTGGTACTGCACCTGTTGCAAAGCCCGCTAAAGTGAAGGCAGTTAAGACTGCTAAGGCTCCCGTTGTTAAAGCGGCTAAGCCTGTGAAAGCGAAGAAAGTTACTCCTGTTACTATGCCTGCTGGCGATTCTCTTGATGGAATTATGAATGCAATGGCAAAGTCTTCTGCAAAGAAACCTGTCAACCTGTTAGATGAAATCGATACAGACGTTGAGGACTTTGAAGACCGCCAGTTTGCTGAAGCATATATTCGAACTTGATAATGATTGGAGTGATATGGATGACCGTGACGTAATAGAACGATACATCCTTGAAGCATGGGATCAAGGCTTGACTGGTGCTGACGTTGTAAGATACGTTCAGTATATGTCAAGCATTCCCGTTTTTGAGATAGAACCTGTTTTAGAAAATTTAATTGCGAGAATGTCAGAATGAAACTTTCACTATATGAAAAATTATTGCGATACGGCTGGTTCTATAAATTGATTTTACACTTTACTCTCATGGAGTATTTTGTAATTATGGTTGTTATTGGATTAATTATATGGGTGTAATAAGTAAACTATATCTCGACATGGATGGTGTTCTTTGTAGTTTTGAAAGACGTTACTTTGAACTCTTTGGCGAAAGTCCTGGTTCATCTAGAGACAGAAGAAACTTTTCTGGTAACTGGATTGAATTCATTGAAGGTGAAAACTTTGCTACACTAGATTGGAATCCTGGCGGGCAAGAATTGCTTGCTTACGTGCGAACCATTCCAAACATAGAAATTGAAATGTTGACTTCAAGCGGTGGAATGAAGTATCATAGCGAAGTGACAATTCAAAAGACACAATGGCTTTGCGAACGTGGTATTGAATATAAAATAAATACTGTACCTGGGCGTAAATTGAAAGCCGAATACGCAAGATCCACAACCATATTGGTGGATGATACTCCAGACGTAATTGATTCGTTTGGAGCCGCTGGCGGTATTGCTATACTGCATAAAGATGTAAATGAGACTATTGCTAAACTACAATTCTATTGTGAAGATTATATTCTCCCACCTCATACAGATTGAGAGTAAAAAATGAAGATTGCTATTGCATCCGATGTTCACCTTGAATTTGGTGACTTGATTTTAAAGAACGAAGAAAACGCTGACGTATTAATACTGTCTGGCGATATCTGCGTTGCGGCTGACTTCCGTAAATCTGATCCATACGGAATTATAGGAAAAGGTAAAAGCGAACGCTACATTGATTTCTTTTCTCGTTGCGCTTTTGAATTTCCAAAAGTACTTTACGTTGCTGGTAACCATGAACACTATCACGGTGACTATGCAGAAACGTTTACGATTCTACGAAACTTTCTTGGACACATTCCAAATTTGCACATTCTTGACAAAGAGAACGTGACGATTGATGGCGTGACATTCATTGGTGGTACATTATGGACTGACATGAATGCACAAGACCCTGTTACACTTGCACACATTCGTGGCGTGATGAATGATTTTCGTATTATTCAAAACAGCACCGAAATGGTATCATACAAGACAATGGTCAATGCATACGATGCTGATGGCAATGTAAAGTTAGATGAGAATGGACAACCAATTCAACAGGCAGAATTTCATAAGCGTCCTGCTAGATTCACACCAGAAGATACTGTACAAGATCACAAGAAAATGTTACAATACATTCAAGTGACTACTGATATGCTTGGTAAGAATACAAACAAGTATGTTGTTGTTGGGCATCATGCGCCTAGCAAAGCATCTACGCATCCTCGATACAAAGAAGAAGTGTTAATGAATGGTGCATACAGTAGCCGTTTGGATCAATTCATTCTTGACAATCCACAAATCAAATTGTGGACTCACGGGCATACGCACGAAGAATTTGACTACATGATTGGTAGCACTAGGGTTGTTTGCAATCCACGTGGCTACATTAATTATGAAAATCGTGCTGATGACTTTAAACTAAAATACGTGGAGATTTAATGCAAGACCCTATCGACTTTGAAAACTCACATCCGTGTATGGAAAAAATTATTGAATCAGATAAACTTTTGCCAGTCACGAAATCAGTAGCAAAGATGTTGATGCGTAATCCATACACATCATTGGGTAAATTCTTTAAAAAATTATCTGATGAAAATTTACAGGTACTTTCGGAAATCATTGAAGAAGGTGATAGTGAATTCAATGATGGCATGGAAGATATTGTATTGATGACAGAAATGTTATCACGGGCTGAAGGTGTACCAAGCCAATCCATTGAAGACATTACCGAAAATGTAAATTACTTTGGTGCATGTGTTACCTGTGTTTCACTTGCACGAAAGGGTCTAGTTCGTGTATACTATGATAACATGTCGTTTGGTACAGACCAAGGCGAAAAAATACTTGTTGAGAGACTATGAACATCTTCTATTTGAATCACGAACCAAAAGTCTGTGCTGAAATGCACTTAGACAAACATGTTGTTAAAATGATTATTGAGTATGCACAACTCATGTCTACCGCACACCGTGTTCTTGATGGTGACAAATACATAGACAAGACTTCAAACAATCGTAACATTCAGCGTTGGCGCATGAAAAACGAAATCATTGAATACGGCTTGATGAAAGCATCACACGTTAATCATCCGTCAAACATATGGGTTCGTGCAAGCAAACAAAACTACATGTGGTTGTATCAGATGTGGACTCACTTGATGGCTGAGTATACACATCGATACGGCAAACATCATGCGTGTGAAAAATATGCAAAGTATCTTTATATGCCACCAAAGAACATTGCTGACATTCCATTTACTGAACCTACGCCTGCGATGCCAGATATATACAAAGTGACGAATGATTCTATTCGTTCGTATCAAAACTACTATATACATGATAAGAGTAGTTTTGCAAAATGGAAAAACAGAGAAACACCAGAGTGGTTCTCATACGGAGTAAAGAATGCCAACATACAACTTTCGCCATCGTGAAACCGGCGAAATAATTGAGAAACTTTTTAAAATTGCTGATAGAGAGGAATTCTTAGAACAAAATCCTCACTATGAATCTGTTATGCTAGGCGCCCCATCATTAGGTGATCCAGTCCGATTGGGTATTCGAAAGCCAGACAATGGATTTAGAGAAGTCCTTGCCAAGGCTAAAGAAGCACATCCAAGAGGCGATGTTAACACGTTCTAATAATGGGTACACATAAAAATACTACAACCACAAAGAGGGCACCCATGGCAAGAAAACCTGCTGTATCTAAAGCGGCAAACACCGAACCAGAACTTCAACAAACCCCTAGAACAAAAACAGTAAATAACACACTCAGACTCAGACTAGATGATTTAAAAACATTTGACCCTCTAACAGAAAATCAAAAACTCTTTTTCGATGCATACAAACGTGGAGACTATTTTGTGGCACTTCATGGTGTAGCAGGTACAGGTAAAACATTTTGTGCGCTATACAAAGCAATCGAAGAAGTGATGGACAAATCAAATCCATTTGATAAAATTATTGTAGTACGCTCTGCTGTTCAATCAAGAGAGATTGGACATTTGCCTGGTGATGTGAATGAGAAGATGGAAATCTATCAACAACCATATCGTCAAATCTGCGACACTCTTTTCGGTCGCAAAGATGCATGGGATAGATTAGAAGAACAAGGTCATATTGAATTCATTTCAACATCATTCATTCGTGGTATGTCATTTGATGACGCTATCATCATTGTAGATGAAATGCAAAACATGACATTCGAAGAGATAGATACAGTTATGACAAGGGTTGGTTATCGCTCTAAGATTATTTGGTGCGGTGACTATCGCCAAACTGACTTGAATAAGAAGAAGAATGACGTATCAGGTATTCTCAAATTCTTTGATATTGCATATCACATGAAAGCATTTACAAAGATTGAATTTACTGTAGATGATATCGTTCGCTCTTCATTGGTAAAAGATTATATTTTAGCGAAACTACAACATGAAGACGGAACCTCTAATAACTAATTCTGGCTTGGGCGACATAGACTTAAGCACATTGAATCCAAAATACCTAGCAATAGACTCTGTTAGGACTGATAACGCACACGTTAAAGAGTTTGTGAATCAGTTTCAGAGTGAATTTTGGCAGGCGCATAAAATCAAAATTCATCATTCTGTTAAAGTTACCAAAGAACGTCTTGTACGTGATCGTGTTATTGTTTTCATCTATAAAAAACAAAATTTTACATCTATCAATGATGTTCTTAAACTTGTTCGCAAATATAATTTTCCAGAAAAATATGTTCTTAGATTAATGGCGGAATATAAGAACTGTAGTTGTATCATGTTTGCTATTGAAGCAGATGGTGATGTAGCGAAGTATAAAGTTTATTGTGAAATTCCTCTACAGAATTTTGGATTTGGATTCAAATGGGTTAAGTCTAACTCTGTAGTGACTAGATATGATTTGAAACCTGCAAGTGAATACAAAGCATTGATTGATGCAAGTGGTTTTAATTTATATCCACAATTTTTAGAGAAGACTAAAATTACTAGAGCGGCATCAGTAAAAGATGAGAACACCAGTAAACGTGGATTTGAACTTGAGTTTAACTCTCTGTACTTGAAAGACATATCAAGAGATGTGTCGAACTTGACATTTGTTAACATTTATGATAAACTAAAAGACTTAGCCAATCTTCCTATAATCCACTTTAGTGGAGGTCTCGAAAGTAACGGAGATAAATACTTTAATCTATATTTTGTGGTACGATAAAAATGAACTTTAAACATGTTGGTTGTGATATTGATTATGACCTAGAAACCGAAACAATAAACGGCAAGCGTTTTTATAAGACGCCTGAAGGCGATCTATATCCTTCTGTGACTACTATCACATCACAACATGGTAAAGATAAAATCATAGAGTGGCGAAAGCGTGTAGGCGAAGAAGAAGCCAATCGTATTTCAACTAAAGCATCTAGCCGTGGCACTAGAGTACACAAGATTTGCGAAAACTACTTGAACAACGAAGAAGACTTTGCACGTAAGACGATGCCAGATTCTGTTGCTATGTTTAAGTCTTTACAACCTCTATTGGATGAACATGTAAACAACATTCATGCACTAGAGATTCCTTTGTATTCACACCATTTAAAAGTTGCAGGTAGAGTTGACTGTATTGCAGAGTATGATGGCAAATTATCTATCATTGATTTTAAAACTTCAAGCAAGTTAAAAGAAGAGAGTTGGATTAAAGGATACTTTATGCAATGCTCTGCGTATGCAGTCATGTATGAAGAACGAACTGGCATACCAGTATCACAAATTGTAATTATGATTGCCGTTGACTCTGAACATCCACAAGTGTTCATTAAGAAACGCAACGACTACATCAAAGATTTTATATCTTACCGTGAAGCATATGATGCTGTATTGATTGACTAGCATGATAAATAGTGATACAATATTATTTCTTCTGATTGTAGGACTACATGTATTTTGGATTTACAAACTTGCAACTTACGATTGGAATAATTTTGAAGAAGATAGTAAGGCGGACAATGGTTGGCCATCTTACGATTGATATTGCTGTATGAAGCAAAGAGAAACAGGTTCTGGACGGGGGTGCGAATCCCCCCACCTCCACCAAAAGCACACTCTAACCGCAAGGTGACAAGTGGGTTCATCCATGAAGTGTGTTTTTGATGGGGGTGCATAGTTTCGACAGGGCAAAGAGTAACAGAGTGGACAGCACATCAGCAACGATGTAAAAAGAAGAAAATAAAGTAAACGCAAACGACTCACGTTTCGCATTGGCAGCCTAAACGCTGACTAGGGTTTCGACAGGTTTCCTCGTAACAGAATAACCTGTCACTATTTTATGGAGATTACATGAGCAAAGTTGCATTGATTACAGGAATCACAGGACAGGATGGAAGTTACTTAGCAGAACTTCTATTAAGTAAAGGCTACGAAGTGCATGGACTTGCACGTAGACTCAGCACAGGTTTCAATACCACAAACATTGAACACATCAAAAATGATATTCAACTACATGTCAGCGATTTGACTGATACTGCAAATGTTCGAAACATCATCGTAAAAACACAACCAGACGAAGTATATAACTTAGCCGCACAGTCACACGTTGGCGTAAGTTTTCAGATGCCCGAATTTACTGGACAAGTAAATGGCATCAGCGTACTCACTATGTTAGAAACAATTCGAGGTTTAGATAAGAGATGTAAATTTTATCAAGCATCAACAAGTGAATTGTATGGCATGGTTCAGCAAGTACCACAAACAGAAAAAACTCCTTTCTATCCACGTAGCCCATATGCAGTCGCAAAATTATATGCATATTGGATTACTGTTAACTATCGTGAGAGTTATGGCATTCACGCATCTAATGGTATTCTATTCAATCACGAAAGTCCACGTAGAGGTCCTGAATTTGTTACACGCAAAATTGTGCAAGGACTTATGAACGCATGGATGGGAGATAAAAAGCCATTACGTTTGGGTAACTTAGAAGCACTCAGAGATTGGGGTCATGCTAAAGATTACGTAGAAGCAATGTATCTTCTAGTGCAAAAAGATGTATCAGATGATTATGTTATCTCTAGCGGTGAACAACATTCAGTCAGAGACTTCTGCGATATGGTTGCAGATTATCTTGGTGTTCAAATCGAATGGCTAGGCGAAGGCTTGGATGAAGTTGGCATCAATATGAAGACTGGTGAAACACTTATTGAGGTATCTGAAGAATTCTATCGTCCCGCTGAAGTGAACACATTACTAGGCGATTGCACAAAAGCGAAACAGACATTAAATTGGGTGCCTAAATATTCTTTCAAAGACTTAGTACACGAAATGTGTAGTGATGAATTCAACAAAAATTATTATTAATTATGACAAAAATTGTTTTAGCGACAGGTGGTTTTGATCCACTACATTCTGGTCACATATCTTACTTCAAACATTCCGCAACCCTAGGCGACATGTTAGTAATCGGATTGAATAGTGATGATTGGCTGACTAGAAAAAAAGGTCGAGCATTCATGCCTATTCACGAACGACTTGCAATCATCGGTAATCTATCTATGGTCGATGAGGTCATGGCATTCAACGATGACACGAATAACAGCATCGATTGCATTCGCATTCTATTAGAAAAATATCCTGATGCAGAAATCATTTTTGCGAATGGTGGAGATAGAGATCACACGAATGTACCTGAACAAGATGCATATGCAAACGATTCGAGAGTGAAGTTTGTATTTGGTGTTGGTGGACAAGATAAGCAAAACAGTAGCCGATGGATTCTTGAAGAATGGAAAGCACCAAAGACAGACAGACAATGGGGCAACTATCGTGTGCTACATGAGACAGGTAAGACTCTAAAAGTAAAAGAGTTAAACGTTGAACCTGGCAAATCGTTGAGTATGCAAAAGCATGAGAAACGTTCTGAGTTTTGGTTTGTTGCTGAAGGTTATGCGACACTACATACTTCTAACGATGGAATTGAAAAACTCGTTGGTGTCTTTGGTGAACACGAAGACATTTGGATTCCAAAAGAGAAATGGCACAGACTCTCTAACAATACGAATGAGATGCTGAAATTGATTGAACTTCAATATGGAGAGGAATGTTCAGAGATGGACATACTAAGACGATGATTAATATACCAGTTAGTGTCGGTGAACTTGTAGATAAGATTACCATTCTCAAAATCAAACTCACTCAGATTAAAGACAAAGAAAAACTAGTTAATGTTCAAAAAGAACATGATGCGTTGACTTCTTTGATAGAATATGTTAGAATACAAAAAGATGTACTAGAACAACAACAGCAATTGATGGAAGTCAATTTGCGTTTGTGGTTTCTTGAGGAAGACATTAGACATTACGAAAAGACTAACTTTTTTGAATCAGCATTTATTGATGTTGCAAGAAAGATATATAAAACGAATGATGAAAGAAGCAGAATCAAAAAAGAAATAAACATTCTTTGCAATTCTGCACTAGTTGAAGAAAAATCACATGAGGATTAAATATGAGAGTACTTGAAATTGGTGACCACTACGTAAGCGACTTCATTAAAGATGAAAGCGAAGCCCGAAAGAAATATAGTTTAGACTTACACTTAGACAATAAACTTGGTGCAGTTAGACTTCATGGACTAGCGCCAGCAGATACAATGTGGGGACAGTATTGGTATCGTAGTGGCATCAACGCAAGTATGACTAAAGAGTTGCAAGGTATTGTTGCTGAAGTGACTTCAAGAGTTAAATTGAAAGACGATGACATTTGGCTTGACATTGCATGTAATGATGGAACTCTATTGCGTAACGTTCCGGACAATCTAATTAAGATTGGTATTGATCCAGCGGACGATACATATCTTGCAGAAAGTTCCAAAGTTGCGACAAAAGTTGTTCAAGACTATTTCAGTTATGATGCTTGGAAGAAAACTGGATACGGCGACAAGAAAGCAAAAGTAATTAGTTGCATTGCGATGTTCTATGACTTAGATGATCCACATCCATTTGTCAAAGACTTATATAACGTATTGCATGACAACGGCACTCTCGTATTGCAGATGAGTTACACTCCGTTGATGATTAAACAGATGGCGTTTGATAACATTTGCCACGAACACGTTTACTACTACGACTTAAATAGCATTCAGACTTTGTTCTCACAACATGGTTTTAGAATTGTTGATTGCAGTTTGAATGATACGAATGGTGGAAGTTTCAGAATCTATTTGCAGAAAGACATTGCAGAAGTTTCTAGTTTTGCTACAGCACCTTTGCGTGATGTGTGCGACTTCAGAATCAATAGCATTTTGTACTATGAGAAAGTAGAGAATGATATTTCTGATCCAGCAACATGGGCAGAATTTGGTGCAGAACTACATGCGCTAAAAGTTAAAGTTGTTTCTTTTGTTAGAGATGCAGTTGCAAAAGGCAAGACAGTTTATGGTTATGGTGCAAGCACTAAAGGTAATACGCTATTGCAATTCTTTGGATTAGATAGCAAAGACATTACTGCGATTGCAGAACGTAGCCCATACAAGTTTGGCTTGAAGACTATTGGTACAAATATTCCAATTATCAGCGAAGACGAAATGCGTAAAGCAAAGCCAGATTATCTTTTGGTTCTTCCTTGGCACTTCATTGATGAATTCGAAAAGCGTGAGCAAGACTTTTTGAATAATGGTGGTGCATTCATCGTTCCTTGTCCAGAATTTAAGATCATCTCTAAATGAAAACTAAAGTAATTTTCTTCAATCAATGGAGAAATGGTGATTGCTTCATAGGCAAAGAATATGTCAGAGAAATCATTAGTATGTTTCCTGACATTGAATTTGCTTATGCACACAATAACTATCCTGATATCGTTGGTGACTTGGGCATCAAACATTTGAAGTTAGATGAGATTCCTAAAATGGGAATGTTTAATCTAGTCAATTCAGTACCAGAAGTTGATGGTGGCAGAACAGTCTATGTGAATACGTGGGCTGGTTGCTTAATTCCAAAATACATGGGCGACAAGGATCATGCAAACTTTAAGTTGTTGCACAATCTTTGGCGTGAAATTTACAAAGCATTGAACGTTGATATCAATCCATCGTTCGAGGATTACTTACCTCAAGTTAAGTGGGAACACTATGACTTATCTGAGTGTGATGAATACTTGAAGCGTGTAGATAACAAACGTCTATTCTTGTTCTGCAATAGTCAACAACAAAGCGAACAAAGTAGCATGGGTGACATGCGAGATATCATCTATCGACTTGCAACAGAGCATAACGATTGTGAATTCTTAGTTACTGATGAATTAGATTTTGATTTGCCTAACGTGACATACTGCGGCACAAAGACTAGAGACATGAACGCAAGTAATGTTATCTTTGGTCCTATGATTGTTGGTAGTCTAAACAAGATTTCATATATCAGTCAACATGCAGAATTGATTGTCGGTAAGAATAGTGGTCCATTCACGTATGCACACATCAAGTCTAATATGAACGATCCAAATAAAACATTCATGTGTTTCAGCCATAAACTAAAAGATTGTTTGATGGGTGAAGGCGAATACTTTGCTGATTCATATTTTAGTGATACACTAGATAATGATGTTGCAATTCGTATTGTGAATGAATTGATTAATAATGAACTGGCATCAAACAGTAAAAACCCAACAAGACAATTGACATGAAAAAAGTACTTCTAGTTACAGGTGCAACAAAAGAATGTGGCATCTATCAATATGCAGAATCATTGTATGACATTCTGAAAACATCTAAGAAATATCAATTCGAATTTCTACCCACTAATGATGAACATGAGTTTAGTACTTGGGTACATGAAAATGATCCATGCACAATCATATACAATCATCATCCAGTAACGCTACGTTGGTTGAACAATGGTATCACTCGACCAATTAAAAATATGAGAAACATTAGACAAGTTGTTTTGTTTGGGCACGAACACGTAGACAAGTTTACCAATGTTGATTCATATGTGTATACTGATCCAACTATGAAAGTTGAAGAACATGAGTATGCTGGATTGCCTCCAGTCATGTACTACGATGACATTCAATATAGCAAGCCAAGTGGCACAATCAAAATTGGCACTAGTGGAATTGGTAACATCACAAAGAATTTGTCTGCGATTATTAAACTAATCAATGAGCAATTTACTGAAGACGTTATTTTAAATCTGCACGTATCTAATGGTGCATTCGTAGACCCTACAGGCAAACTCTCTTCAAAATTAATTGAAGAATGTCGTAGTCTTGCAAATCCAAATGTACAAATCAATGTCAATCAAGAATTCTTAGATAAAGAAGATTTGATTCGTTGGTTGAATGGTAATGATATCAATCTCTATTGGTATTCAACATCAAGCGTTTATGGTGTGAGTAGTTCACTCGACAGAGCATTAGCATCACGCAAACCATTTGGTGTGAATGATTCTAGTTTTCTAAAGCACATGCGTAGAGATTTCAACGACTTGACCAAAACGTCAATCAAAGATATCATTGCCGCTGGCGCTGAACCACTAAATGAATTCTACGACAAGTGGAACGCAGAAACTGTATTGTCATTCTATGAACGAATCGTGGATGAAACTTGACATTGTATTGCAAGGTGAATGTACTCCGTTCACCAAAACACTCATTGAAGAATATAGAAAACTTCCATTCGTAGAAAACATTATACTTTCTACATACGAAAACTCGCACATACCAGATGACGTAAATGTTATCTTCAACGAATTAATTTCACCTAGAGGATTAGGCAATCGTAATCTTCAAATCAATACATCAAAGAACGGACTGTCATTAGTGCAAAGTAAGTATTGCATTAAGATGAGAACAGACCAACTCATTAGAGACATGCCGTTGATGTACGAGTATTGGAAGAACGATAAGCGAGAAGATGGTAAGGTATTTGTTATGGGAATGTACAAAGCGTTTCCATATCATCCAAGAGATCATGTATTTTGGGGCAGAACAGAAGATGTGGTGAATGTGTTCGATATTCCGTTTGATATCGAAAGAGGCTCAAATCAGAATTATACATATAACACAAGAGCAGAAACTTACATTGGTCAGTATTACTATGCGAGATTTGATCCATCGATATGGGAACATATAAATGATCCACTCACGTTTTTAGTTGATCGTGGCGAAAGAAGACATGAAGCACTTGAAAAAGATTATAAAATTAGAGATAGAGTTTTTGTTCCTTTTCCTAGAGTAAGCATGTCATGGCCTAAGCACGGATTAGACGAATATCACTATCATGTTGGTACAGCATATACTGAGTATTGGGCAAATTGAAATGATTAAACTTATTCTTCTTGACATTGATGGTGTGATGACAGATGGTAGAAAATACTATGACAAAGAAGGCACCGTTAGACTTAAAACATTTTGCGATAAAGACTGGACTGCAATCAAGCGATTTCGTGCGTTAGGCATCGAAGTTGCTTTTCTTTCTGGTGATGGCTTTAACGCAAACATTGCAAACAATCGAAACTTACCATTCTATCTAAACAGAAGCAATGGTACACACACAGACAAAGTAGATTTCTTAGATGAAATATGTAGCGACTTTAGTGTAATTCCTGACGAAGTTGTTTATGTTGGTGATGATATCTTTGATGTGCGAATTGCAAGCGCCGTTGGTCATGCATTTTGTCCTAGCGATGCAACAGTTGAAATGATAAACGTTTGTTCGGTGTTAACACAACGTGCTGGCGAGAATGTCGTTATGGCTCTATTTGAAGAACTGCAATCAAGAGAATTGCTTCCTAATTATTATTTTGATGAACACTTAGATGACGTATATACGTTAGATGAAAAGGAAAAATTTTGATGTATGATATAGCATTGTATGGACACTTAGTATTTGATACGATAAAAGACAATACTAAAACGGTAAACGAAATTGGTGGTGTGGTAAACGTGTGGCGTGCTTTGAAAAACATAGACTCAACGTTAAGCGTATATGTCTGTCCAACTAATATTGGAACCTCTACAATCACAATAGATAAAGAGAACAGTCAACGCACTAGCGAATCTAATTTAAATTCGATTACAGTTGACGTTAAAACAGAACCAGCACTAATCAGTCATGTTGCATATGTTAACTACATTACCGATATGAGTTTCTTAAAGAACATTTCTGGTTTGGTATTTGGTGATATTTGTTCTGGAAGAGAAATCGACAAAGAAGCATATAAGTATCTAGATTACATTTTTGTCTCTGAAGAAGACATGCATTTGTTAAGAGATGTTGAAGAATTTACTGGAGTTGTTGTTACGCATTCTCCAATGAAAAGTTATAACAGCAAAGGCGATACCTTTACTCTATCCGATGACAAATATATAAAAGGTGCGAACGTATTAGGTGCAGGCGATTATTATGCCGCTTGCTTTATGTACGGAAAATTAAATACAAGATTAGATCACGAATGTATGGTTCTTTCGCACAATCTAACTACACATCATTTGAAAAGTAAAGTATGAAGACAAACGTATTGATACCAATGGCAGGTTTAGGTAGTCGCTTTTTGAAAGAAGGCTTTACTGTACCCAAGCAATTAATTAACATTAAAGACAAACAGTTGATTGATATCTCACTTGACTGCTTAGATACGACAGACTGTAATTTGATTTTTATCATTCGTGACGAACACGTATACAATTTCAGAATGGATGAAATTCTACGCATGAAGTTTGGTGATGACATTAAAGTTGTTGTGCTAGATCACTTGACTAGAGGTTCAGTTGAAAGTTGTTTGTATGCATCTGAGTACATCGATAATGATGCACCGCTTGTTATTCATACATTAGACATTGAGTTTAGACCAGTGTTTGATCCTAAGATTGTTGGTAGTCTTTTAGCCGATGGTGTTTTATTGACATTCAAATCAAATAGCGCAAACTACAGTTATGCTAAGTGTGACGATGATAACTATGTATCTGAAACTGCTGAGAAGAAAGCAATTAGTTCCGATGCGTGTGTTGGCATCTATGGATTCAAACGTGGTTCTGATTTCTGCAAGTATGCAAAGAAAATGATTGCCGATGACATTCGCACAAACAATGAATTCTATATTGCACCTCTGTACAATCTGTTGATTGAAGATGGGCTTAAAATCATTACGCATCCAGTAGATAAGATGCATGTGTTTGGTACGCCAGATGAGTTTAACTTCTACAAAAAGAATGTTGTCAAACGTTTTGGTGATAAACCATTTGCGCTGTGCTGTGACCATTCTGGATATGAAGCAAAAGAATTGTTTAAGTCTGTACTAAAAGGACTTGGTAAAAAGTATATTGACTATGGTACAGTTGTCAATCGTGACTGTAATTACAAAGACTTTATCAGCCAAGCAGTTAAAGGTATTGAAGATGGCGACTGTGACTATGCGTTTAGTTTCTGTAGAACAGGACAAGGCGTTAACATGTGTGCTAACAAATACAAAGGCATTCGCTCTGCGCTAATCTATGATTACAATGCAATGGAAATGGCTATGCGTCATAACTGTGCTAACTTCTTTGCTATACCTGCAATGAATGCAAATTCTGAAAATCTACATGAGTATCTTAGATTAGGATTTCAACATACATTCGATGGTGGTAGACACCAGTTACGAATTCAGGAACTTGAATGAATGTATCGAACATAAATGAATATGTAAAAGGATGGTTTGTTGGTGACTTCAATCCATCTTTGTTTAAGAATCCATTCTTTGAGATTGGGCATCATAAACATAAAAAGGGTGAGGAGACATTCCCACACTTTCATAAGGTTACAACAGAACTGAATTACATCGTCCGAGGAGAACTTATTGCGTCAGGTAAACATCTCAAAGAAGGTGATATGTGGACGTATGAGAAGAACGAAGTTTCTGCTGTAGAATTTTTAACTGACGTTGAATTGATAGTGATTCGATGGCCTAGCATACCGAGTGACAAATATGAAGTTGATTGCACATAGAGGATTGATGTTTGGTTCTGACAAGACAAACGAAAATGCACCATATCAAATTGAATCTGCGTTAGATAAAGGCTTTGATGCTGAGATTGATTTGAGAATTGTCAATGACAAATTCTTTTTAGGGCACGATGATCCCACATATGAAATTGATCCAGAGTTTCTACACAAAAAAGGACTATGGATTCACGCTAAGAACTGGGAAGCATTAGAGTGGCTATCAGACACACAATTGAATTACTTCTGGCACCAAGAAGATTCATATACACTAACCAGTCATGGTATAGTATGGGCATATCCCAATCAACCACTCATGCCAAAGAGTGTTTGTCTTATGCCAGAGAATCAAGGAATTAGTTTAGAATACGCATTTAATCTACCGATCTATGGCATATGCTCTGATTATGTAGGTGCTATTGACTATTTCAGAAAAAGATAGTATAATCTACGTATACTAAATAAAAGACCCACTAAACACTTGTGGGTTCTCAAAGAAAGGAAAAAGATATGAAAGCACTTTTAGCGGCTGTAGTATTTCTATTAACTTTATGCTCTACACACACAATGGCGGCAGACCTTCCATCATTAGTAGAAATTTCAAATGCGGCAGCCTCTCCAAAAAACTCTAGCAAATCAGACCTATATTGGATGGCAATGAACATTTACTATGAAGCAGGCAGTGAACCTCTAATCGGTAAAATAGCAGTAGGTGCAGTCACTCTTAACAGATTGCACGATATTAGATTTCCAAAAAACATTCGTGATGTTGTAACAGAACCACAACAATTTTCTTGGTACAATACTAAGATTGCAAATACTCCACCAACAAACAACAAGCGTTGGAAGGAGTCTTATGAAGTTGCAAAGATGCTCTTGACAAAAACTGTTGGAACTGATATAATTAAACTCTTAGAGGGCGCAACACACTTTCATGCTATTGATATTAAACCATCATGGGTTGGAAAAGTAACAAAAGTTGCGACTATTGAGGGGCACGTTTTTTATAGAATGAAATAAGGACTTGAAATGAATATTATGCGTACTAAAATTGAAATGAAAACAAATCAGCGTAGAACTGGATATCCCTCTAGTTACTATGCAACAGAGAAAGAAGTTTCTAATCCGAACTTTCGTTCTGCTAAACCTGCTGTCAAACTAAATGAATTTGGGCACTACCGAAATGGTAGAATCACATCGGTACGATCATATGAGTCTTAAAATCTTAACTCAAAAAGAATTTGAGTCTGAGATTAAACAAGTACAACGGGATAAGCATCCTATCACAATGATTGATGCTATTCTAGAATACTGCACTCAGAAAAATATTGAAGTTGAAACTGCGGCATCTTTAATTACGCCTCGCATGAAGTCTGCTATTGAGGGTGAAGCGATGAAGTTAAAGATGATTGCACCGAAAGCAAGATTGCCTATTGAGGTGGATGAGTAATGAAGATGGATGCTATAGACGCATACAAGGTTTACTTAGGAGTTAAAAATCATTTTACGTTAGACAGTTACGATTGGTTCAAGTATAACAAGAAAGTTAATGTCACATACGATTCTTTTTTGAAACGTAAAGACAAAATCTTTTTTGCTAAACTTGGCAATCGTAAAGATGCTTACTTAGAAGAGTTTTTAGTTTCTAACTTTATGCATGATACCAAAATGTGGGTCGGCGAACTTCTATCTGAAGAGTGTGAAGAACGCTACAAAGAATGGAAACGCAGACAAGAATCGTTGACGTATGTATTTAAAAATGAGATGGATTTTATCTCTGGTTGGACAGCAACCGAACTGAATGAATTTTTTAATGCGAAAGGTGGAGACCATCCACCAATCATAAAGAAATATTTAAGAAAAGAAATCAGTCTGGAGACTTTAGCAATATTGAATTCACTATTGCAATTTGTCAAAAGGTATGATACAATGATACATGATCCAATCTACAAAGAGGTAAGCAAGTTATGCAAAAAGTACCAGCCCTTTTTAAATTACGATACGGCACGGATGAAAAAGTCACTCAGAGAGTTAGTAGTGGCGTAGTGGCAGTAATGAGTAAACCCAAGAAGGTTTGCCGTCTATTGACACAAAAAGAGAATTGTGATAGACTATATACTATAGTAGATTATGATAAAAGTGGACAAGCAAAACATACATTTAATACTTAACATACAAGGAAATACTAATATGGCATCAACATCATTTGCAGACATGAAAAAGTCACGCACCAAAGATTTGGAAAAACTCACAGACGCAGTTTCCAAACTCACAAATAAAGAAGAAGGTAAGAAGTCTTATGAAGACCTCCGATTCTGGAAACCCACAGTAGACAAAGCAGGTAATGGATTCGCAACGATTCGTTTTCTTCCCTCACCCGCAGGCGAAGATGTGCCTTGGGTTCAAGTTTTCAATCATTCATTCCAAGGTCCTGGTGGATGGTACATTGAAAATTCGTTGACTACACTCAACAAGAAAGACCCTGTGTCTGAACACAATAGCATCCTTTGGAACTCTGGTTCTGATGCTAACAAAGATATTGCACGTAAGCAAAAGCGTAAGTTGCAGTATATCGCAAACATTTACGTTATCAAGGATCCTGCAAATCCTGACAATGACGGAACAGTTAAGTTGTTCAAATTCGGTAAGAAGATTTTCGACAAGTTGAATGACTTGATGAATCCTGAGTTTGAAGATGAAACTCCTGTCAACCCATTCGACCTTTGGGAAGGTGCGAACTTCAAGTTGAAGATTCGTAAAGTAGAAGGTTATCAGAACTATGATAAGTCTGAGTTTGAATCGTCAGCACCTTTGTCTGGCGATGAAGATGACTTAGAGCGTATTTGGAAACAAGAACACAGTTTGTCTGAATTCTTGAGTGAGAAAAACTTTAAGTCTTATGATGAATTGAAAGCACGTTTGAACAAAGTGCTTGGGCTTGAAGATGGTTCTGCTGGAGATAATTATTACTCTACTAAACCTAATGTGCCAGTTACTGCTTCAACAGCAAAACCTACGCCAGCACCTGCTAAGAAAACTACAGTTGCAGACTCAGTTGTTGATGACGATGAAGACTTGAGTTACTTTGAGAAGTTGGCTGAAGATTAATCTTTTGTAATCTCTCCTGTGAGACTTTGGGGAAGCAATAAAATGCTTCCCCTTTTTTATTAACCAATTAGACCAACTTGAGTTGTCGATGATCTAACAACGTCAGTTACAGTAGTCAATGAATTAACGAAAGTAGTCACTTGTGAGTTATCTATTGTTGGACCTTTAACAACAGTATTGTTTGTTCCTCCTGCACCACCTGCACCCGTTGTCGCTGGAGGTGGTTGTAGTATGTTTGCCGATCTATTAGTGCCAGCAACAGAAGCACTAACAAAATCTTCAACGCTCAAACCTGCTGATGTTCCTTCAATATTGTAAACAGGGCGATCTTGGTCATCAAGAAGTATTACATCAAGTCCATATGGATTCACAACAAACTTTTTTTGTTTCATACTATACACCATATTCACACCACCAGGAGAACCTTTAACTAATTTTCGATCAGCACCGTTGCGATAGTCGGTGTCATTAGGATCAAATTCATATGTGTCTTCTGTTGCCTGTGTTATATAAGCGGCATTTGCATTAGACGCACGAATTAACTCTGAAATACGAGCAGATTCAGCAACGTTATCTGCAAATACACCTTTTTCAATTGATGTGTCTAATGCATAGTTTCCAGATTTTAAATCTTGTACAAGTCCAGAACTCAATGTATGTAACGAATAATCACCTAATGCGCTTGCGGTTTTATCTAGTCTATCCATTTGATCGGCCTTTGCACTCTTCTTAAATTCATCTCTAACCAAAGCAAGAATATCTGACGCATATGCATTTAAATTCGTACTTTCTTCTAATGCTGGCCAGCGTTTGACTTCAGTTGCACTATCATCTATAATTGAACTCGCATTTGGTGCGCCTTTACCCCAAAGCAGTGAAACTCTATCGAATTGAACTTTTACGTACACCCAATCATATGGTGGAGCCGTTTTAGAAACTGCTTCAGAAGTCTTTGTTGCATTGAATGCAACTTTTAATAATCCATACGCAACTGTTTTATATACATCAGGCACAGCATGATAGTCTGTTGTTTCTAATATAGTAGCAATAGCAGAAATATTATTATTTCCTGCAACATAGATAGCCGCATGGAATTTCGGTTCTTTTGGTGGTGGCCCACC